TTGAACACCGTCCATGCGTCTGAGCCTTCGTCAGCCGCGCGGCGCTGGCGCAGAACCTGATCGGCTCGAACCGGCTTGTCTTCTCCATCGAATCGAGCCTCGATGGCGGCGTTTGCGAAGGCAATCTGAAGCGGCTCTGGCAGTGATATTGACTTCATGAGGTCTACATCTTCTTCCACCCGGTCGAAGTCGTCGATGATGCGGCAGGCACCATCAATGACGTCTCCGATGACGTTCCCAGAGTGGCGGAATTTCTGCACGGTGTCTTCTCGGCCTACGGTCAGGCCATTGGAGCACACCAGGCGAAACATGCCAGCCGACAGCTTGTAGGCGCTACTGCCGTCGTGGCTGTTCATCAGAATAACCTCTCGCGCCTCTGTGGCCGCGAGTTGGTCTTCGCGGCGAAAGCGAATCAGGTGTTTGGCGTGACCGCCGCGGCTTTCGTCACGAGTGCCAGACTGTTGCGCCTTGACGGGCAGAAACCCGGCCTTGCGCATGCCATCGATCAGAGAGATCGTCGGAATGTAGGTGTAGCGGGCGCTGCGTGAGTCGTGTGCGTCTTCAGCGAAGGCCGCAGGAACTGCCTTGCGCAGCTGATCATCTGTGAGCGCGCTGGCAAAGCCGATTCCGCCGCGTTGAATGCGGTGGGCGGACGGGGAGAAACGGGAAAATGTAGAAGCGAGCATCGGAAATCTCCGGTTGGTTGCGCCGCGCCGGTATTGGCTGGCTGAAGTAATTGTAATTAAAAAAATGCAAATTATGAAATACCATACTAAATTACACGGTATTTCATAATATTGAAAACATTAAGATTGATTCATATTGTGATATTTTGATGTATCATAATAGTCGTTTCTATTGAAATGATGCCATGAAAGCCTTGACAATTCGCCAGCCGTGGGCAGATGCAATAGCGATCGGCGATAAGTGGATCGAATTTCGGCCTAAGCCTACATCTCACAGAGGCGATCTACTGATTTGTTCGTCGCGGTCTGGTCCTGACTATTTTTGCAACATCGATGGTTCTGAGCGGATGCTTCCGAAAGGAGTCATGCTGTGTGTGGTGAAGATCGCAAGCTGTCGCCGAATGACAGAGGATGATCTTGCGCACTCTGGGGCTCCGAGAAATGTTTCGGGATGGTTTGCTTGGGAGTTCGAAGACTACATAGACGAGGTTGCCCCTAAGTCTGTTATTGGTCGTGTTGGATTTTTCAATGTTCCAGACAACGAAATAGAGCTTTTGCCAGACGGGAAATTCTGGTTTGATGTTCTATAAATAGTTTTCGTTTCATTAACCGGATGCTTAGGCATCCTTTTTTTTGGGAGTTCATCATGGCAACTCGTTCACAAATTTCTGCGGCAGTGGCGCAACGAGAATTTGGTTCGCTTTCTCGATCGCGGCAACGTCTATACCGTCGGGCTGCTGGTGGCGCAAGCGATCGGCGAAGCAATGCAGCTCGGCACATGGCTGGTATGAGGGCGGCTGGCGGCGCTGGTTCTGCTGGTGGGTAATAGATCATGGCTACTCGTTCTCGTATTACAGCATCACTCGCAAGTAGGCAATTCCAGTCGTTGCCACCTGTCGGACAGAGAATATATTCACGCGCTGCGGCAAGAGAATTTAACGCAGCAGGTGTTCGTCTCAGCAATGCTGCTCGACATACTGCAGGGATGAGGGCTGCTGCTTCGTCTGGCGTTGCTGGTGGCTGAATCCCTGTTCGCCGCAATCAAGAGGCAATCCCTCCTGACGGATACGGTTATCGTCAGTCACTCTGGCGGCAAGGATTCGATTGTCACGCTCGATCTTTGCTGCCAGTATTTCAAGGCCGTGCATGCCTTCTTCATGTACCAGGTTCCAGGGCTTAGCTTTCAGGAGGCTGCTCTTCGCTGGGCTGAGGAACGGTACGGGATTGAGATTTACCGCATCCCGCACTTTGAGCTTTCTGACTTCTACCGGCGAGGCGTGTACTGCAAGCCAGATAGCAGAGTTCAAAAGGTAACTATTTCCGACGTTTACGCGCATGTCCGCCATGCTTTCGGCGCTTGGTGGATTTCAGCTGGAGAGCGTGCTGCCGATAGCTTGGTGCGCAACGCGATGATCAAGCGCAGCGGCTCGATTGACGAAAAGCGCGGGAGGTTCTTCCCGCTGGCGTACTGGCGCAAAGAGCATGTCATGCGCTATATCGACGCCCGCAGACTCAAGATCAGCCATGAGTCGAGCATTATTGGCCACTCATTCAGAAGCTTGGGCGCGAAAGACCTGCTGAGTATCAAGAAGCATTATCCAGATGACTACGAAAGAATCGTCTCGGCGTTCCCTGAGTGCGGCGCGGCAATCTCCCGCGAGCGGCTCTACGGGAAAGACTGCACTTCAGAAGTTCGTGATGGAGACGTGGCGCCGCAGTCAGATCAAAGAGCACCCACAGAATCCGCGGCACATCACTGAGGCGGCGCGCGCCAAGTTGCGCCGCAAGATGAAAGATGTCGGCTTGCTGCAGCCGCTGATCGTCAACAGGCGAACTGGCTATCTGTTGGGTGGGCACCAGCGCCTTGGCGTGATGGACAGCCTGGAACGCTACATCGAAGGCAAGAACGACTACAGCCTGGATGTGGCTGTTGTTGACCTTCCGGAGAAGGATGAGCTGGCGATGCTGGTTTTTCTGAATAACCAAAGCGCTCAAGGGGCATGGGATACCGACCTGCTGTCAGAGATCGGCGCTGGAGACGTGAGTTTCGAGGATATGGGCTTTGATCGGATCGACATTGATCTGATGTTCGACGGAGAACTGTCAGACGGGGCGATCCTCAAGGATGCCCCAGAAACATTGGAAACCAAGGATAGCCTTGAAGAGATCAAGCAAGCGCGCAAAGACGCGCAAAAGAAGATGAACAAGACAAACAGCGTCGATTACTACGTGACAGTGGTTTGCAAAGATCAGGGAGAGAAGGCGAAGCTGATGAAGCACCTCGGCATCCCGAAGGGCGAGATTTACATCAGCCCAGCTGAGATTTTTGCGCTGAGGCGGTAATGGCTACTGATTGGGCGAAGGTCAAGCTTGCCTATATCAACAGCAGCAAGACGCTGCGTGAGGTTGCTGAGGAATTCACGATCAAAGCGGCTGGCGTGATGCGCAGAGCCGCGAAGGAAGGATGGGATGCCGAGCGTAAGCGACTGTCAGCTAGTGTAAGCAAAACGGCCCAAGAGTCTCTTGTTTTTGATCGCGCCGCAGAGTTGGCGCGCTTCAATTCCGATGATTTGAAAATCGCGAGGGCGCTCAGGCAGAAGGCCGTTCACTTGCTTCAGGGGGCGGAAGTTTCAGCAGCCGATTTGAGATCGCTTTCTTCAACGTTCGAGTCAGCGCGCGGACTTGGATTGGCCGCGCTTGGAATGGTTATTGACAGTTCTGGTGGAGATTCACTTCCTGAAGATTACGTGTTGAGAAACGATGAATCCGCTCCAGACCGGCCAGTTCTCTGATGGCCGAGTAGACCTGACGCCGAAGCAGGCGAACATCTATGTTTGGGGTTGGCAGCCTGAGGCTAGGTTCAGGGACGCTGTGTGCGGGAGGCGCTTCGGTAAAACCTTTCTTGGGAAGGCTGAGATGCGTAGGGCGGCGCGCCTGGCGTCCAAGTGGAAGGTAAGCGTCGAAGACGAGATCTGGTATGCGGCGCCGACGTTCAAGCAGGCAAAGCGTGTTTTCTGGCGCAGGTTGAAGCAAGCGATTCCGCCGTCATGGCGTGCAGGCAAGCCGAATGAAACAGAGTGCTCGATCACGCTTCGAAGCGGGCACATCATCCGAATTGTTGGGCTGGATGCTTACGACAACCTGCGTGGTTCTGGGTTGTTCTTCGTCATCATTGACGAGTGGGCTGACTGCCCTTACGCAGCGTGGGAAGAGGTCATTCGGCCAATGCTTTCAACATGTAGATACACGGTTGATGTCGTTGAGCATGTTGGCGGTCATGCTCTTCGCATCGGGTCTCCCAAAGGGTTTAACCACTGCTACGACACATACCTAGATGGACAGGAAGGAAGGCAGCCCGACCACAGAAGTTGGCTGTACACATCGGTTCAGGGCGGGAATGTTCCCGTTAAAGAGATCGAAGCGGCGCGGAGAAGGATGGACCCGCGCACATTCCGGCAGGAATATGAGGCGAGTTTCGAGAACTACACCGGCGTCATCTACTACTGTTTCGACCGCCGGAAGAACCATACAGATGACACGGTGAAGAAGGGCGACTCTCTGCATGTCGGTATGGACTTCAACGTCGGGAAGATGGCCTCAATAGTGTTCGTTGTTCGTGATGGAGATTTGCCACGCGCCGTTGATGAAGTGATGGATGTATTCGATACGCCAGCCATGATTGACAAGCTGAAGGAGCGATTCCCTGGGCACTCAATCACTGTGTACCCAGACGCTTCTGGAGACAGCCGTAAGACGAACAACGCCAGCGAGTCAGACATCTCGCTTTTGAGAAAAGCTGGGTTTGTTGTCAGAGTGAATCCATCCAACCCAGCTGTGAAGGATCGCATCAACAGCATGAACGCCATGCTCTGCAACACCTACGGTGAGAGGCGCTTGATGGTGAATATAGACAAATGCCCAAGATTCACAGAGGCGTTAGAGCGCCAGGTGTGGAACGACAAGAATGAGCCGGACAAGAAGCTTGGTTTCGATCATCCGAATGATGCCGGCGGGTACTTCATCGTGAAACGATGGCCAATCGTCACGCGCGAAGCCTCTGTAACCACTTTCAGAATGTAGAGCATGCCGATTTCAGTTGGTGCACAGTCAGATTCGGTGAAGACGATGGCTAGTAACTGGCCAGTCGTCAAGGCGCTGATGGGTGGGACTTCAGCCATGCGCGCTGCGGGCAAGACATTCATGCCAAAGCAGCCGCGCGAGGATGACGAAGACTATGAATATCGGCTGCAAACGGCGACGCTGTTCCCGGCCTTCGCGCGCACGGTTTCCGTGATGGCTGGGAAGCCGTTCAGCAAGGAGATAGCGATCGGAGATGATGTCCCATCGAGCGTGCTGGAACTGCTTCCGAACATTGATGGACAGGGCCGCAGCATGCACGCCATGCTGTCAGATGTGATGGCTGAAGTCATGGCCTATGGGTTTGGCGGGATTCTGATTGACTACACCCGCACCGCTGGCCGCGTGCGCACGCAAGCTGATGAGCTTGCCATTGGCGCGAGGCCGTTCTGGATACACATTCGGCATGACCAGATTCTCGGCTGGAAGACAGAAAGCGTGAACGGCGTCATGGAGCTGACTCAGTTGCGTATCAGCGAGACGGAAGAGGTCGATTCCAGCGAATTCGGAACAGAGGTCGTGAAGCGCACTCGTGTACTGACTCCAGGTTCGTGGCGGTTGTTCGACGAGAAGGGAGACCAGATCGACAGCGGCGATATGGTCATTGATGGAATCCCGTTCGTTCCGTTCTACGGAAAGCGTGAATCCTTCATGGTTGGAACGCCTCCTCTGCTTGATCTAGCCTGGCAGAACGTCAAGCACTGGCAGCAGCAGAGCGATCAGGATGATTCAGCGAGGTTTGCCAGAAAGCGCTTACTGGCTTTTGTTGGGTTGGATGAAACGACCGATCTAACGACGTCGTCATCTCATGCGATCAAGTTGCCTGTCGGTGGTGACGCGAAGGTGATTCAAGGTTCTGCCGAATCTGTTACGGTAGGTCGATCAGAGCTTGATGCACTGGAGGACCAGATGATTCAGACTGGGGCCGAATTGTTGACGGCGACGCCTGGGACGCGCACGGCAACCGAAGCAGCAAACGATGCAGAGGCCAACAAAAGCGATCTTCAGCGGATCGTTGAGAACTTCGAGGACTCTATCGACCAGTGCCTCCAATTCACGGCGCAGTGGCTTGGCGAGTCTGATGGAGGGCACGCCACGGTGTTCAAGGACTTCGCCGCTGGTGGTTTGAGTGAAGCATCGGCGCAACTGCTGCTGAGTTTGCAGCAAGGCGGGGCGATATCGAAGGAGACGTTGATTCGCGAACAGCAAAGACGTGGTGTGCTTTCCCCAGACTTAGACCCTGCGAAGGAACTTCAGGCGGTTTCTGATGAAGGGCCTCCACTGGGGTTGATGAGCAATGGAAACGGCCAATGAGTGGCTCCAATCGGATGCTATCAGGCATGCGGTTGATCTGAGCCACTACAGCAATGGGGTGGTTCAAAAGATCATCGCCACACTGAATCGAAGTGATCAACGGCTGTTTGCTGAGCTGCTGATTGCGGTTGAGAAAGGCGATATTGGAAGCTTCTCTATGGAGCGGCTGGAATCTCTTCTAAAGAGCGTGAAGGCGCTGAATGTCGAAGCATTCAACGCCGCTGAACGTGAGTTGACAGACGAACTGAAACGGTTTGTCGAATATGAACTGTCGTACCAGCAACAGGCTTTGGTTTCTGCGGTTCCGATACGCGTTTCGTTCGCCGCAGTGTCTGCCGAGCAAGTCTATTCGGCTGCGGTGAACAGGCCGTTTCAAGGGGTGTTGCTAAAAGGCGTGTGGTCTGAACTGAGCGACAACAGGATGCGGTTGATTCGACGAACGATTGCGCAGGGGTTTGTTGAAAGTAAGACCGCTGATCAGATCGTGCGTGAACTGCGCGGGACAAGATCGAAAGGCTACGCTGATGGCCTTGTGAATCGCTCCCGTAGGGATGTCCAGGCGGTTGTCAGAACTGCGTTGGGGCATTACGCTGGAGTGACTCGGGATAGAGTGATTGGCGCGAACATTGATCTCATCAAGGCTGTTCAATGGTGTTCTACTCTTGATAGTCGCACCAGTTCGCAGTGCAGGCTGCGAGACGGTCTGCTGTACACGCCTGAGGATCACGCGCCTGTTGGGCATCGAGTGCCGTGGGGTGCAGGGCCTGGGCGTTTGCACTGGAATTGCCGTAGTTCCCAGGTTCCGGTTCTGCGTAGCTGGCGCGAGCTTGGAGTTGATATGAACGAAACTCCAGAAGGAACGAGGGCAAGCATGGACGGACAGGCTCCAGCGTCAACGACCTACTTCGATTGGCTTGGGGCGCAGTCAGATGCTAGGCAGGATGAAGTTTTAGGGCCTACACGTGGGAAACTGTTTCGAGACGGCGACCTTCCGTTGGCTGACATGTACACGAACAATGGCCGCTGGCTTTCGCTTGAGGAGTTGCGCTCTCGTGATGCTGAGGCGTTCAGTCGTGCTGGATTGTGAAAGGAATGAAGATGTTTTTCAGGAAAAAGCCTGTTGTTATCGAAGCCAGACAAGCTACTGGCACGCCAGAAAGCAACAGGGAAATTATCGACTGGACTCGCGGCAGTAAGACGCCAGCGAGCATGGGAAAGAACGCCGATGGTGTTGTGCAACTAAGCATCACGACGCTTGAGGGAGCACACTGGGTAACGCCTAGAGACTGGGTTATCAAGGGAGTAGGTGGAGAGTTCTATCCATGCAAGCCTGACATATTCGAGAAGACTTACGAGCCTGCATAGAATTGCATGATGTCAAAGTTAATGACGCCAACACATGAGCTTGAAAAAGCGATCATTGGCGCTAGAGTCGGCGACATGTTTGTCTTCGATGAACCCGACAAAAAATGTATTGTTAGTGCTGTCAGCAAGACGCCTTGGCTTGTTCATGACGGCAGAGCAGTTATGAACGTAACGGCAGATTTTGAAACTGATGATGGAGCATGCATATCGGTTTCGTGCCAGCGCGTATGTAAAACCGGATTGGCCTGAACGGCTCCACAGCGTGAGAGAACGCACTTATGTCTCTTCGCCTTGTCCAACAAGAGCCTCCTTCCTCCAAGGAGTCAGCGGCGCAGCGCATCAAGCGGCTACACCGCATTGATGGCGTGTTGCAGTGCAACCGATGCGGAAGCCATACAAGTCTGACGCTGTACAACGGATCGACTGTCTTGAATGGCCGTATCAAGCATGGAACAGTGATCATTCGGCATGTGTGCGCAGATTGCTGGAAACAAGGGATCACGCAATTCATGCTTCCTGACACGCCGCGTGAAGTGAAGAAGCCAAAGCCAAGGCGCACGAAGCCGAAGCTTGTCAAGTAAGTAAAGTCAGTTCAAAAAACCCGCCCCGAGCGATCGCGGCGGGNTTTTTGTTGCCGCTCGCGGAAGCGAAAAGGCGTTTCGTGCCGG